CCAATAGCGTTTGCAATAGGTTGCATTGGATGTTCCATAGCGTGTGCCATTGATTCTTCCATGTAATAAGCATCTGCACCATCGTCTGTACCAGCAGAAATACGGGCTGTTTCAATCTTTGCGCCATTGTTAATGTGGGCTAACAATACTTGAGTATTTCTCTCAGTCATCATCTTCATCTGAGAAACCTTGACTTCCATCTCTCTATCCATCTGATTGCGTTGTTCTTCAAGTTGGAATTTAAGCTGGTTTTCTTGTGCCTGGTACTCTTGTTTAGCCTTCTCAAGCTGCATTTGCATCTGCATCTTCTGTTGTTCAAGCTGAGATTGGGCTTGCATCTTCTGTTGGTCTGCCTGCATTTTGGCTTGTTCTAACTGCATAGTCATCTGCATCTTCTGCATCTCTGGAGAAAGCGGTTTAGGCTGTCCTTCGGCTGCTTTAGCTTGTTGACGCAATTTATCAGCAGTTTCGTCAATAATTCCCTCTAATTGCTTACCGGCTTTAAAGGCAGTAACGCCAAACTTCAGCATTTCAATAGCCATAGGGGCTAATTCAGGCTGTGATTGCACTAAAGGTACGGCTTGCTGAAAGAATCCACCAACAGCAGATAAGAATTGCATACGGTCTTGCTTTTCTTGCTGTTCATCTTGGTAAATCATTGAATCAGAGGTGACTTCAATGCGGAAATTTTTGCTTGCTTCGTCTCTTAATAGGGCAATAGCTTGCGGAATTAACTGTTGGTCTTGTGGCGATAACTGCATTGCACCAGAAATCTTAACCAATGTCTCATCTGTAAAATGATTGCAGATAATCTGCGCTTTAATAGACAATAGAGATGTTGCAAAATCTACGACTGCGTGTTGCTGAGTCTTTAATCTACCGGCAGCATTGTTTGACTTAATAATCTGTGCGCCAAGGGTTTCACTAGGGTCAGTTTGACCACGCTGAATGTCAGCAATACCCATTAATTCATAGATTTGACCCTTAACTTGTTCCATTGCTTGATAGCAGGACATCAATGCGCTTGCAAATGGGGTTAAATCTACTAAATCAATAGCACCTTTCATGCCTTGCTTCTCGGCAAAAGCCATCCAGTTGTTTACTGGAATCATGGTGTTGTTTTCGCCCTCAGAGAACAAGCGTTGTAACTCAGATGCCGATGCATCATATACACCACGCACCTTAAGGGCGTTAATCAAGCCATCAATTCTGTCGCACAGAACATCTAATTCTCTAGCTTGGTCTTGGTAGATAGTGTAATCAGGGATTGGTTCTAGGGAATCTGTAGTCAGAGTCGCATAGAGTGGCTTTGGACAAGGCCAGAAGTTTTCTAATCCTAGTGGGTCATCTCTTTCGTCAACAATCTTGCCTAATGACTTAGAAATCCACAACACCTTGCCTGTTTCTTTATCCCAAACTTCGTATATCACCGCCTCATATACACCGTCATCAGACTTATAAGATTGCTTTAAGTCGTCTGGTTTGGTATCTAATGGGATTTGATAGCCTAATTCTTCTCCAAAGCGTTCAACTAGGGCAGGGCGAGACATATATACTCTGCGCCAAACTGCGGTTACTTCTTCCCATGTACGGGCAATCGTATGACCAAAGTCACGCCAATGAACATAATCTACAGGGGCGCACTCATATTCAATTCTTTCAGGGTTCTCAATCTCGATTGCTTCAGGAGTTTCAGCTTCATCAGAATCTTCGCTAACTTGTAAGCCGTCATCAGGTGTGTCGCCATCGGTCATACCTGCTTCTTCGCCAACAATATGCGGTTCATAACGAACCCAAGCTACACCACGACCACCTAATAGACGGTCTAATACTGCGTTATTCATGGCTGACTTATAGTCACCATAGTGTTCAATTTCAAACTCTAATGCCCTTTCAAGCATCATTGAGGCTACTCGACCTATTGGGTCATTATCTCTAAACCTACGACTAACATCAGGTCTAGGCAGTCTTGCAAAGATAGCTGGCTGAATAGTCTGAACATTACTCCAGAGGATGTTAAATCGTGCATTAGGGTTTCTGTCGTAGCGGCTATCATCTTTATATTTCTTTACTATGCGGTCAACTCTGGCTTCCCAACGCTTGTAGCTGCGTTCATAGCCCATAATGGTTTTATACCAATCTTCGTAGGTATGATTAACTGTAGCTTTATCGTTTGCCATCAAATTCTTCCTCTTGAAGTGGATTGTGGTTGTTTCCACAAGTCATTCAAACTTACTTCGGTTTTACCTACAAATAGCCCTTTAATGGAGTCATCCTTATTAGGCAACTTAGCTTCTTCTTTCCAGGCAATGCTTAGCATCCTAAATGCGTCTGCACCGTGAGAAGTCCAATCGTGCCTAGGTTTATCCCTAAACACTTTCTTATCCTCATCCCACTCTCTTTGATACTGCCTTAAACATTCAATCAAACCTTCACTTCTTTCGGCATCAAACCAGCATCTAAGTAAAGCCATCCTTGCTGCTTGAATTCCGTCTTGAAGTGACAAACTTGGCACAATTTTTAAACATTTTAACGCAATTTTGTCAGAAAGTTGTTCAATTATGGACTTTCCACCACTTGCTAAAGTTTTAGCCCTAGCGTCATGGGGTAAAAAATGTGTCGTATATTTTACATTCCACTCAATCTCACGCTGCTTAATCAAGCCGGTATAAAACGGAATAGACTGCCCATTGCTTGAATGGTAGTCAACAATGCGTATCTCGCCATGTACAACCTGGTAACTAATAATGCTTGTATCGTCTGAGTAACCCAAGTCCCACGCACTAAATAGCGGAAACATAGGGTCTAGTTCAACCTTGGTAATTCTGTCTTGGTCTGTAAGCTGGCGCATTTCCTTGCCGTAGTAAGCCCCAACTATGGAACTTTCAAAATCGCACTCAAATTCTTGAAGATACTGGTCTTGCGTCATTGATTTGGCAGCATCTTCTAACTCTGATTGTGGTAATAAGTTAGTTTGACTAGCCCTTAAAGTTTTGGCAAACCAATCAGGTGATTTAGTAGCGTTGTCGTATATGTCATAAAACGCATTATGGCCTTTAGGTGTACCAATGAATACTGCCCAACCTAGTCTATCGGCTAGGAGTGGTCTAATAATCTCACCCCAAATACGAGGGCGCATATCAGCATATTCATCAAGCACGATACCATCAAGGTAAAGACCACGCAGGGAATCAGCATTGTCAGCACCAAACAGTCGAATCCTCGCACCATTAATGAGTTCGACCCAGAGTTCGCTTTGATTAGCTTTTGCCATAACAGGCTTAGAGAACCTAAGGAGATAATCCCAAGCAATGTTTTTAGCTTGGCTGTAATAAGGTGCAACATACGCATATCTACCATCCTCTTTGTTTTCAATCAATGCTTTATATATCAATTCATTAATACAAGAAACAGTTTTACCACATCGTCTATGCGCTACTATGACAGCCCAGCGTTCTGTTCTTTCGTGGAAGTCTAAGAATACATCTCTAGGCTTATAGTCTAGTTCGACATCAATTACATCACTCATATATACGCTTTAAGGCTATTTCAAAGTAATTAGGGTCTTGTTCAATGCCTATGAATTTACGGCCTAAATTCTTACAAGCTATGCCAGTAGTGCCAGAGCCCATGCAATTATCAAGTACAGTATCACCTTGATTTGTATAGGTTTTTACAAGATATTCAAGTAAATCTACAGGTTTTTGTGTGGGGTGAACAGTTTTACCTTCACTACCAAACCTAAGTATTGACCGAGGGTAGTTAGTATGAGTTTGTAAATAACTTGTTTTTCTTACGCCGCCACCATTGTTGTCGGTTATTTTTGACCCTTGAGAAGTTACTTTGTTTACTTCAATCAATCCCTGTGGGTTATAAACAGCTTTTTCTTTGGCAAAAACAACAATATCTTCATGTATTTTTAAAGGTTGCACTTTTGCAAGCATTTGGTTGGCAAACCTAGATTTTTCCCATACCCATTGGTATTTAAACCATTTTGTATTACTCATCACTAATGCGCTAGTAAATGGCTGACTAGCAAACAATACTATTACCCCATTGTCTTTAATAATGCGATTGTATTGCGCCCAAAGGGGTTCAAAAGGTATTACGCTATCCCACTTGCAAGCAGTAGTGCCATAAGGTAAATCGCAAATAATAGCGTCTATAGACTTATCAGGGATGGTTTTCATTACTTCTAAGCAATCCCCTTGCATTAGCTTTACTTCTTCCAAGACACCACCATGCGTTGAGGGGCTTTTTCGTCACCCACTACTTCACTTCTAGCTAGTTTAGGCATAGTGTATTCAAGCGCCTTGAAATAAAGGTCTAAGCGTTTAGCAGGGTCTTCAATCGAATTAAGCCACTCATCTAGCTTGTCAACATTAGCAGAGGTAAAGGCAGCAATGGCAGCTTTAACCTCGCCTGTGGCCTTATTAGGCACTCCAGCAGGCCTTCCTGCACCCTCTCTTGCACCGCCTTTGATTGATTTTGATTGTTTTTCAGCCATACATTCTCAAGTAGTTGATTTGTAAGGGTTTAATTCTACATCAATTTAGCCAACAATATCAGGGTCATGGTTCTTGTTCATAGCATCCATTAAAGCCTGTTTACGCTTCATGCGTTGGTTAGCTTTCTTGTTAAGGATACCACTCTCATCTAGTTCTAATGGGGGATTATGGTCTTGACGCTGTCTTTGTTGTTTTTCAAGTGTTGATTCTTTGTGCGGACGCAGCATAGCGTTCTTTGGCGGGTAGCTTCTTGTCATGTGTTTCATTACATATCCTTCATCTTTGAAGCAATCATCTCTTTACGAGTAGGTTTAGCAGTTTTAGCAGCTTCTTTGAAGTCACTAGCACTTGGCGCACCTTTGCTACCAGGTTTACGCATCTTTTCGCCAGAACCAGCTTTAATGCGTTCTTGCTTTGCGTGAATATTAGCGTATAAACCAGGTTTCATTAGCAATTCCAATTTTTTAATGATGCTTTAGCCCGTTCAGCAGGGCCTTTAGCGTGTGCAACAACGCCTTTCATTCTGGCGCAAAAACTATCATGTCTACTACCACTCTTTTGAGGTGCTTTTAAATTACTACCATTCTTGGCATTATATTGCGCCCTACCTTTGGCGGTCATGCCTGCATTCTTATCTGTAGGGTTATAAGTCTTGCCAGAGCCTGTAGTTTTATGCGGGATAGGCTTATCATGCTTATCCATTGCACTACGGATTTGGTCTTGGCGACTCATTTTGTCTCTATGTACTTAGCGTAAGACTCTTCTAACTTAGCTTTACGCTTGCCTTTTGCATGGGTACGCTGTTCATTAAGCGCAATCGCCAATGCTTGTTTCTTTGGCTTTCCTGCGGCAACTTCTGTCTTATAGTTCTTACCAACCGATTGGGCTGAACCTGATTTATCCATTGGCATAGCTATTCCTTACTTGAGGTATTTAAGTTTGTAGATAGTAGAATCAATTAACTGTTGTATTTCTGCAACAATATTGATTAATTCTTGTTTTTGCGGCAAATCTGAATTGGCTTCATTTACAAAATTCTTTAATGATTCCATGTACTTGAGGGCATCTTTAGGCTGGTGATAGACGCTTGGGAATTCTTTAATCTGTTCGTAACAACCCATATAGGCTTCTACATAGTCATCTACCAACTCAACTATCTCATCGTAGTATTTGCCCAAAGCCTTATGCTGTGAGTAAGAATTTGTTGACCAATGGAAGAAATGAGTATTAGTAGCGCTATGCAATAAAGTAGCGGCAAACATAGCAACATTAGGCGTTTCATTCATAAATC